GGTCTACTGGATTGTCCTTGTTAGTCGCTACTGCTAAGACAGTAGCTTCTGCAAGCTTGGTCAGCTTATCCACCTTCTCGTTTTGGCTAGATACTGACTTATCAAGCTCTTTAAACGCATAAGCCGTGTAATGCTCCTTGAAGAACTCTTGCTTAATCATTTCTAACAGCTCATTCGCATCTTTTCGCGTATGGTCACCGTCAAGTGGAAATGCAGCAGTCGCATAATACGGCTGTTGTTGGTAGATTGTGACAATCGTTTTGATGACAGTTCCGTCGGGGCCGTATTGTCCAGACGCGTCTTTTACTTCAAATGTCATGCGTTTTCCTCCTCAAATTTCTTTTTAGTTTCTTCAAACAGACTCTTCAGCTCTTCGTTGTATTCAACGATAGCTTGCATCTCTTTTAACATTTTTTCGGATTTCTCCAATTCTTCCTTCTTAATCATCGCGATCGTCCGAAGTTCAGCAATTTCAACAGATTGCTTGCCAATCTTTGCCGACAGTTCATCGACAATAAGTTGATATGTTTGTTCTTGCATAATTCACACTTTCCTTTTTTTAAATTGTGTAGTCAGTCACGTTCTTCCAGCCTGCATGTTCTGCGACTCGCTTAACTAATTGAGCTAGACCGTTGAAATAAGCTATAAGACTCTTGTTTCCTTTAATTATTTCAAGGTCTTTACCAACAATACTCAGTTGCCCTTTAGATTCTATGGATAATTTTTGTAAGCTATTCAGACTTAAAGTGTTTCTGCCTAGAATACTTGTTCTGTTTCCATACATATAGGCACTTTCTTTTTCTTTGGTAAATATGTCTCCGAAGCCCATGCCAGAACCACCAGCTCTACCAGAATTATTTCTCGCTTGGAAATAAGTTTTGGTCACAATGTCAATTCCACTATGTGCTCCTGCTGTTGCTAACGAGATATAAGAGTCGGTTTTATCCAAGAGATTCAATAAGTCTCTTCTATCCGGAGATTCTTTCCTTAGATTATTCAACATTGTAGGATCTACACCATTTGCGATCAAAAGGCCGGAACCATCGCCATTAACAAGGCGCTCACCGCTACTAACCAAGGACCAATTGTTGGTTCTTTTGTTGTAAAAAGTCATCAATGTGTACTTGTTGAATAAGAGTTCGTTTTTCTTAGCGTCGATCACAAACTCGTTGTTTTGGCCAGAAAAGACAGATCCTCGAATATCAATACCATTGATAGCTCCTGCAGTAATGCTGTTAGCGTTAAGATTAATGATGTTGACCAAGTGAGCATCAAGTGTTCCCGCTCGTATCTTGTTAGCTTCTATACTTTCAATAGCAGCACTCTTGATTGATGCGTTGTCTATCAGCGTTTCGCCTGTGATATGAAATCTCTTACCAACAAATCTAAAGTCACCGTCCGTTAAATTAACTTGTCCAACAATGTCACCAGCTGAATTTAGATGTTTAACAGACCAAGATCCATTAAGCAATGTTTCCATGCTTCGTACAGTTTGATTTGTCTTCTCAGATTGAGTAAACAACCGCTCTAATTTGTTCGGCTCATAATTCGCATTCGGCTCTGTTCCATCGATTACAATAGGCATACTGACTTTAACCGATCCAGTTCCGCCGAAAGTAATCATTAAATCTGGACTGACCTTCTGAGCCGAGTTTAGAACTGATGAAGTCCCGCTGTAAATGTCCCCATTCACTTTTTTACTTAGAGACCAATATGTGTTCGTGCTCCCCCGAAGAGAGATAGCGAAGACACTAGCGTTACCTGTCGTTTCGATTTTAACGGAGTAAGAGAATTGCCTCATATCTTCCGGGAGGTTGTTCAAAGGTATGAACAGCCTTCTATCGCCTGACTCCTTAATCGTAAAACACAATTTACTGTAAGGAGAGCCTTTCACCTGTTCGAGGGTAAAATTTTCTAAAGCTGAAAATCTATCAACTTGATGATTCGCGAGCTCGTAAGGGTCGGTAACTTGGTTAACCGAATTAAAGTTTTTATCTATCGCTTTGCTTACTTCTGTTTGAAACAGGCTATCCGTCAATGTCATCCGAGCAATATTCTGCTTGATGCCATCTTCTGTCGTGCCAATGATACGGTCATAGAGCCTTTGCGTCTCAGTGATAGACTGTATCTCTGTACGCTTGGCATAGCCTGACTGCTCGACTGTGGACAAGACTGTACTAATGCCCTTGGCTGTCTCATCTCTGATTAGCTGGTTTATCTCTTGTCTTCTCTGCCCGTCTGCGTCGATGTAGCTCTTAGCTTCCGTGACAGTCGCTCTAATACCGTCTATCGTGCGGTCTAATGTGGTTATTTTACCATTTAGCCACTCTGCGCCATCTTCTGGAGCTGGTTGCCATTTACGATCGGTTGTGCCTTCGTAAAAGTCCAGTTCGGTCATAAACAGACCGCCCCACTTATTAGGATTGTTACGGTCATACTCAAATTGAAGATAACCGTCATCAAATTCACCGATATTAAACTTAAAGGACTTCTTGACAGTCTTTACATTGCTAAATACTGGCCCGTCTGTCCATTGAGGCCTTCCATCAAAAACAAGTTGTTTTTCTTCAAAGTCCGCTGTTGATCCCTTTTTGCGCTTGCAGAAATAGATCCGGAAATACTTAGAGTTATTATCAAATCCCAGAATATTCAATGTGTAGTCAGCATTGCGTTTAACAATAAAACGTGGGCTTTGTACGACTGCTCCAGGCCTTAATTCAAACATCTTTTTCTGACCGTTGAAGTAGAAAGAATGAGATGTAAAACCTAGCTTGTTATTGGCTTCTGTCCAATATTGCAAGCCATCGTCTGCACGAGAGTTTCTGAGCATATTCGGCCCGCCAGAACCGTTGGTCTGAAGCTCTAAAATCGTCTCTCTGATCCCGTCAGCCGTCTGCTTCATCTCGGCCTTGCTGACTGTGTTGCCCAACTGCTGACCGATACGGACTAGGTTCTCGTTGTTTGTGCGTTGGTAGTCTGTGAGCTTATCCCTCGTTGTCGTCGCTATGTCCCGAGTCGAACGATTGATCTCTCTTTGTATCCGAAACTTCTTGCCCAAGATTCCGTTGTCGTCATTATTAGCGTCCGAAAGTAGATGCGCATTAATCTTGTCCAGCAACTCTTGGCTATCAATGATTGCGCCAGCCTTCACCAAGGCTTCAGAGGCTTTGTTGTCTAGTTGTTGGATATTTTTATTTATTGCTTCAGCCTTGCGGTCAAATTCTGCGTTAAACTTGTCACTATCAAACTCGGTCGGTTCAAGCTCCCACTCTGCTCCGTTCCAGAAATAAAGCACTTTTTTGTCTCCGACTGTCAAAAACAATCGATCGCCCTTTTTTAATGTGCCCTTTGGGATATCGGCCGGTTTCTTATCTCCGAAATAATTTGTATTTTTTCCATCGGCAGAAGTAAGGGCTTGTGTAGCTACATCTAGAGCTCTGGAGCTATTTTCCAGCGAGTCATTTACGGATCTGGAAAGAGTGCTCATCTCACCCGAATTTCGCTTAACAGAGCCAATATCATTACATGTTACTTTTCGACTGATTAGTTTACCAGAAACATCATACTCACTAATGAGCGAAACGATTCTAATTTTCTTTCTCAAGCCTAAAGTCTCATTAACTGCCAAGATATAATCGCCTGCGCGAGGCTCCGACAACTTATATCCTGCCTTTGTCAGGTCTTCCATAGCAATAGATATGGAAACTTTATAAGAATTATCCACATTAGTTTTTAGACGTTCTAAAAGCTTACCTGTTTCTTTGTACCGCTCGTCAACAACCGGCTCGGCTTCTATTCGACCGTATATTTGAGCTAGTGGGCTCTCGTACACAGCCTCGTATCTCCCTAAATCGTGGTTTTCTTCATCTTTCCACATACCTAGTCCGCGCTGATAAGTAACAAAACTGTTAATGTCCTTCTCAATCGTGAGCTCGTTCATGTTGAAGTTCTTTCTTACAATTGCAGATTGGTCCGTTCCTATGTTCTTCAGGATCCGCACAACATGACCGCTAACAGAAAATTCCAAATTAGCATGTTTGATAAGGTCGTTAAAGAGATTCAACCTTGATTTATTACCAAAATTCTCTTTTCTGATAGAGCCGACATCTACTTCCAAAACGTAGCGGTAAGAGGTGCCTTTGAATATAGCGTCTAGATATGTTCTGATAGGTTTTGAACCTTCCAAGGTTTCATACAATGACATTTTGGACATATCGTAAAAGAATTGATGCACGGCATCAAATTCAACCTCTATCTGTCTGCCTGTATCGTTAGGCTTGGCATAGATAATCCGATAATATTCATCGTCTAATCTTAATCGCCACCCTCTGTCTATCCCGTGGAGAACCTTTTGGTTTGTATAAATAGTTCCTTTAATTGATAATTCGCCATTAACAGAGCTGGTTGTCGAATATGCCACCTGAGCGTTATATTCATTATCCTTTTCATCTAAAAATGTAATCAAATTATCACCTCCCTACTTATACAATTCTTTAAAACCAAGAATTCGAATCGTTCCTCTGAAATTAGTTGAATATCTCACTTGTTTTTGAGGATTTGGCCTAATTACAAAATATTCGTAATTTGTCCTGTTGTTAATGTTTAAATCTGATGTTGCAACACCCTTATATAGAGTGGATTCCACACCAGATAATAACAATTTCTGACCAGCTTGGATGGCTGTTTCTGTGTGGACGTAGCTCCATCTCCTGCCATCAATTTCCAGAAAGAAACTGTTTTGAATTGCGCTTGACGCTAACTCAACCGTGTAAGGTGTCTCAAGTTGATTTAATGCGGCTGTACCATTGTACGGAATGGTTCCTCCGCTTAATGTGATATCAGTAGGCTTTGTTTCTCCGAACGGTAGTTCTGCTGTTGCGAGTTCAAACGAAACATCATATTTTAAACCTGCTTGTGACTTTCCGATGAACGAATACTCAATTTCGTTGTTTATATGCACTTTGTATCGATATTTCCAGGCTGTGTGTGGAATATCTAAGAGGTTTAAATCTCCGTTTTTTGCTCCTGGTAATTCGAATTCGTACAAATCATCTTGTGTCGGGTGCATTTTGGTTACAAAATAAGGCTCGTCACCATATAACCAACCTGCAAGCTCGTCTTGTTTCTCCATAAAAGTCGAAAGGCTAGCAACAGCCAGCCTACCCGTAACTTTTATAAGTTTCTGACGTAATGTTATTCCATCGTGGATATAACCACTACGCCCCTTCACTGTTCGCCTATCTACCTCAATAGAAGGCGAACTATCATCAATTGTAATGTTATAAATGCCGAGCTGAGACAGTTTTGTTTCAGAGTTAGCATGTGTAATCAATAAATCCATTTAGTTGCCTTTCTATGCGTAGCTAAAGTAATCATCTTTCGCTCTCAAACGTGCTTCTCTTTCTTTAACGGATGTGTAAATCTTATCTCCGACAATTTCATTGTGGATTTCGAATTTAGTATCTGATAATTGAGAGTTTCGAACGTCATCGCTGAGATTTTCGAGTGATGAGCGTAAGCCAGTGTTGTTTACGCTTGCTGATGTAGTGATTAAGCTATCTACCCCATAGCGTTGATCAGTAATCGCAGTAGCGTATTGTTTGGCCACTCCATTAATCTTCTTGACCCAATCAGACATACCGTTGTACATCCCCTCACCAGTAAAACTACCGATAGAAGATGTTACACGAGATGGTGAGTGGATATCCAAAGCAGAACGCATCACGCTTGCAATGTTAGAAGCGATTGAATATGCGAGCGAGTAAAGACTGCCAGCCATTCCTGCTAAACCATTATAGAGGCCTATTCCTGCATAATATCCAACAGTTTGAAGCGATGAACCAAGATGGCTAAACGCTGATACAATTGAGCTACTTGTGCTTTGAGACACGCTGACAGCTCTACTCATTCCACTTTGGATAGCAGATACTACCGCAGACATTCCGGATTGGGTTGCGCTTCTGGCTTTATTAAATGTATTAATAAATGATTGTGCAATCCTATTCCCGGCGCTCGAAGCGACTTGATTGACCTTGTTCAATCCATCTGTTATCGCTTTAGCGATCCCGTTCATCGCGCTTGTAGTGTTTGTTTCAGCTTTCTTGAGATTGGATGTAACAATGTTTGCAATACTTGCAGTCTTGGTTTGAGCGACTATTTCTGCTGCTGCTAAATTAGTTGCCGTCACAGCTTGGACTGCAGCAGTATTTATTTGAGCAGAAGTTTGCATTGCATTATAGTTCGCCTGCACATTTGCAGAAGCTTGTGCAGTTGATGCTGTCGCTCCAGCGTTAACACCTTGAAAGGCTGTATTAGATACATTCTGCAGAGACTGCATTGTAGTTCCTGCATTAGCATTCAAGGTATTCAGGCTTGTGTCCACATTGGTCTGCATGGCTTGAGCTTGAGCTGTTGCATTCACTTGAGCTTGAGACATGCTAGTAGATACATTGGTCGCAAGGTTTTGTGCGTTCAAACTTGCGTTAGCAGTCATGTTCTGCATAGTTGCATCAACGTTAGTCTGCATGTTCGTGGCTTTGTTAAGCGTATCAACACCCATCAGATCCATAGATGTTCCAACGTTTGCTTGCATCATCTGAGCCTGCATTGTAGCGTTGGTTTGCATGCCTAACATATTATTGTTTACGTTAGTCATCATAGTCGCGCTTGAATTTGTAGCGTTCAAGCTTAACATACTTATACTTGATTGCACGCCTTCCTTGAGACTAGAAACGTTGTTCTGCGCATTCACGGACATTTCTGAGGTTTTAGACGATACAGAATCAGCCATTTCTGAGGTTTTGGCCTTGACCTTCTCTGCGCCTTCATCTGTTTTACCAGTGATCCAATCCCACATACCTCCGAAGAAATCTCCTACGGATTTAGCAACATTACCAATAGCTTCAGGGATTGCTCCAAGCATTGCTTTACCGAGTTCGCCAATGATTTTGCCTCCGGCTTCAACAATCTTAGGTATACCAGTGATTAATCCAAAGACTAATTTAGCTATCAGCTCTACACCACCCATGATTAGTTGTGGAACAGCAGTTGCTAAACCTTTTATCAACTCTCCAATGATTTGAGCTCCTGATTGAGCAATTTGTGGTAAAGCATTTATTAATCCAGTCACTAAAGACATGATTAGTTGTATGCCGCCTTGGATAATAGCAGGTAAGTTAGACACTATACCCTGGATAAAGGATGTAATAACTTGAACAGCAATATTTAGAATCGTTGGTAGTGATTGGATGACGCCATTTACAAGGTTTTGTAAAATCTGAATACCATTTTGAATAATCTGTGGCATTTGCTGACCAATACCCGTCAAGAATGTAGTGACCGTCTGTTGGGCTGATTGCAAAATCTGTGGAAGGTTGTTTAGGACACCTTGGACAAGATTTGCAAGCAATTCCACACCCATGCCAAGAAGTTGTGGCAGGGCGCTAGCGATAGATTGTACAAAAGTTCCGATGACAGTTATCGCTGAACTAATTAGAGATGTAGCGTTTTGGCCTACACCTTGAACCAAACTACCAATCAAATCAACACCAGCTTGAACTAAGACTGGAAACATAGTCGCAAATGCATTCGCGAATTTTGCTATCAAATCCGCACCCGAAGCAATCAAAGCAGGGATTTGAGTGGTTATACCTAATACAAGGTTTTGGATGATTTGAGGGCCTTTTGTCGTTACTGTGTTTAGTAATTGGTCTATTTGAGTACCGAATTGATTGTTAATGATTCCCAATCCAGCTACTACAAGACCAAGGATTGCAGCAGGGCCGATAGCTGCTAAAGCTACGCTCATGACTGACGCGATGCCTTGTGACATCATGCCAAGTACGCTAACACCTTTAGATGCAGCACCTCCTAAAACGCCAGGAATACCACCGATTTTAGCAGAAAACGCTCCGATATATCCTGCAGCATTATTGAACACACCACCTATGACGCCACCAAAACTAATGATTTTGCCACCAAGACCTCCCAAGAGACCCGTTAACAGCGTCAAACCTTTAGTCGCAGGACTAAATACAAGGAGACCACCTATCAAACTGAGAATAGGTGCAGCAGATGACATCGTGCTTTTGAATTTTTCCATAGTGCCGTCTGCCAGCTTGGTCCCGTTCAGAAAATGGTCTAAGACGGGATTGATAGTAGCCATGGCATCAGTAAATTTCTGAACTGCTTGAGACTGACTGAACTTATCCACTAACTTATCCACATATTTTACAATCGTAGTAAATAGTGGCAAGACAGATTCACCAAGTTTGATCTGTAGCGTTTCAAATGATCCACTCAAGCCTTCAATAGCACCTTTTAAGTTATTCAACTTTTCCGCTGCTACTTCTGCTGCAGTAACCTTGCTGATTTCTGCCTGCATTTTGTTTGCTCCGTCTGCCCCTTCGTTCATCGCGATAGTTGCAGCACGAACCGCATCAGTACCGAACAATGTCTTTAATGCTTGTTGTTGCTGTTGTTGTGTTAACCCGCTAAGGCTTTCTTTCAGCACTTGGGAAATTTCTGCAAATGAGCGAATTTTACCTTCAGCAGTAAAGAACCTATTAGCACCATCTTCTGTGATGATGCCTAATTGTTTCATCGCATTATATTGACCTTTAGTCTGAGGTTGCAAGTTCATCAGCATTGTTTTAAGTGATGTACCTGCGTCCGAACCTTTAAGACCATTTTGAGCAAATACTGCAAGGGCGTTTGTGGTATCACGGAATGATAAGCCTAAACCTGAAGCGACTGGAGCTACCATTGAAAGCCCGTATTTTAATTCGTGGACATCTGTTGCAGAAGCATTAGCAGCACCCGCTAATTGGTTTGCAGCATCTACTACACTCAGATTGTCTCGTTTGAAGGCATTTAAAGCAGTTGAAGCAATTTCTGCAGCTTCTTTCAGATCGAGTTCTCCAGCTGTGGCTAAGTTCAAAGCACCTGTTAGACCGCCGTTTAAGATATCCTTGGTAGATACCCCAGCTTTTGATAGTTCTTCAATAGCATCTGCCGCTTCAGTAGCAGAGAATGCTGTATCAGCACCCGCTTTAATCGCCGCATCGTGGAATTGTTTCATCGTGTCAGCACTAGAACCAGTAACCGCCTTGATGCTACTCATGCGAGCTTCAAAGTCGGCTGACTTAGTAACCGCACCACCAATTGCATTCTTAATAAAGTTGAATCCTGCGTATGCTGCGGAAATACCCAAAGCTGTCTTGATAAGATTACTTGTGGCAGATGCAGCCTGATTTGTGTGATTTACAATGCCCATTAAAGCATTAGTCGCTTTACTCCCTGCCTGTTGAAATGCATTTCCTAATCCGCTAGTAATTTTGCTGGACAAAGAACTAATCTTACCAATTAGTTTTCCTCCAAGAGAATTACCAATCTGGGTCACAAAATTGCTAGCCTTATTAGATACTGTGCTGAATGCACTTCCTAATTTTTGACTAATCGCATTTCCTACAGAGGAAACTTTGCTTGTGATTGGAGATAGTGCTCCAGAAATTTTAGTCCCAAGACTAGCGAACCCTTGGCCAATTTTATTCAACCCAGCCTGTATGGGTTCGGGCAAACGTTGTCCGATATTGGATGCAATACGCTGTATTTCACCAAGCGCGATGTTTAGCCCACCTTTTAGCCCTTGCCCGATTTTGCTACCAATACTGCCAGTATTACTCGCTAATTCATTCATCAGTTGACCGATTTTTTGGATCATCTGGTTAGAGCTATTGACTGCAGCCTTTTGAGCATTGTCGAAAGCTTTTTTAGTAGTGGCTATAACATCGTTCATAGCTTTTTCGTAATCTTTAGTATCTGCGCCGATAAAGGCAAAAATTGAACCATCGTAAGACATGCACCCACCTCCTTTGCTACTTTAATTTCTTTTGGCAAACATCTGGCTAGCTCTTTCAAGCATAGCCACGAATTCACCTTTGTTCTTGATTTCTTGTTTTGTAGGTTTATTGAAAGCTCTTCGAATGGTTTCTTTATCCTTTTTCTTGCTAAGCTTTTTGGCATCCATCTTCTTGGCATTTAGTGTGTAACGCATTTCGACTGCTAAACCAGATAAAGCTTCTCGCAACTCGATTTGTTTGTAATATAGACCTTCCTGAATCGCTTCTAACTCCCACTTGTTGCAATTTAAAATTGTTTCTTGGTCTGTAAGGCCAAGTTTAGCGCATTCGGTTAAGACACTACGTTTTCCATCTTTCCAATAATTTCTGAAATCGCTCTGACCTGCGCGATTGCTGTCGGGTCGTTGTCCTTGGCTTGACTCTCTGCCAATTCCTTCCCTAACTTCATGTTTTCGATATATTTCAAAATCTTCTTCTTGAAAAAACCTGATTGTACCATCTCTGTTTCAATTTCTTTAAACAGTTCTTCTTGCGGATCATCTGACTCTGCGTTCTCGAAGTAATCCTCAATTGCTGATAACGCCTCGTCCTCAGTTACCGCCTTTCCTTTTTTGCTCCCGCAAAATTGGATCAAGTCAACAATCCCTTGGTCATCACGGTTCACAATCTTGAAGAAGAGAGCTCCAACTCCGTTTCCTGAAGATTGGCCATTCTCATCCTTTGTTGCCATTTCTTTGTCGATTTTAAACATTAAACGGTAATCAAATTTAATTTCGATGACTTTATTGCCGAGTTTAATTTCCATATATGTTTTTTCTCCTTTTATACAAAATAAAAAGGCGACCTATGACAGCCACCTTTCTAAAATTTAGCGTTGGATGTTGTCGTAGTCGCCTGTTGTTTCACCTGGGTTTTGGTAAGCGTAGATGTTGTTCAACACAGCCAATTCTTCTGCAGAAAGCGGGAATTTACCATCTTGCAAACGTCCTACAACGCCAGCGGTATATGAAAGCTCAACAAATTCTTCAACACCATCGTTGAATTCAACATCATCGGTGATTTTAGCATATCCAAACTTGGCAGGATAAGCATCCTTTTTATTTGGATCTTCACCGATTTGAGTTTTGACACTTTCGTCAACAACGACGCGCCAAATCTTGATTGATTCGCCTGTCGCTTGTGCATCCAAAATCACTTTTACTGACGGATCCATTGGTGCGAAGTATTGAGTCAATTCGATTGAGTGCTCATCACTTGATTTCTCAAGCAAACGCCCTTGTTGAGTTTGTTCGTCTTGATATTCCCCACCAAGCGTTGTAGTTCCGTCTGTACGGTACGCAGGCAGGAGAGCTCCATCGCCTTTTTCAGCGTGGATTGATTGAATAAAGTAAAATACTTTCTTACCAACAATAGGTTTAGCTGTAGTAATCTTTACTTGTCCTTTTTCAGCCATTTAGGACCTCCTTGATTAAAGTATAGTTTCGGTCATTTTAATTACGATATGATAGACCTCTCGACCGATTGAGTTGTCCATCAATATACTTGATGTTGTCCGTGTGCTACGGCCTAATAGCCGGATAGCTTGAGATTTGATATTTTCTGCATAGCCCCTGCTCTTGTTTCCGGGAAGAAATATATCAATTTGAACGGTGCTATCTTCGATTACAAGCCCCGTCTGCGCCGTTTTTGATGTGTCGGATATAATTCCGCCAACAACAAGAAACGGCTCTGCCACGGATGCGTCAGGTAGCTTAAAATGGATTGGAAGACCTAAGGGCTCCAATCGTTTTCTTAAATCTTTTAACAATTTAGTTGTTGGTGAATCCATGGCCACCTACTTTCTAAATATCTTATTCAGATTTTTCATCAATTTTGGATGTTCTTCCTTCAATGCTGGCTCCATAAACGGTTGGGCCATCATCTTACGAGTTCCGAGTTCGACATAAACAGAATATTCAGCAGGAGATATGACTTTATAACCCAAACGAGAGGCTTTTGAGCTATATATGTTCTCGCTGAGCCACCCTGTGTCCCAAGGAGCTCCTTTCTTAGCAGAACGCTCAACTCTGAGGCTCGACCTATTGAGTTCTTTGTCCACTGCTGAACTAGCTCGTCGTCCTTTATTTTCTGCGGACCTAATAAATTTATCAAGTCCTTTTACCTTGTAACTAAGACTCATAGATAAATTACCGTGCTATTTCTATGGTGTTTTTTGCCTTTGATAGCGCGACGTTTGCCCTTATAAATAACTTCCGAGAAATCTTGATGAATACCTTGTAAATGCAACTTAAAACTGTCTAGATTGTATTTTCCAAAGATTCCCATCTGCTCATTGTTGGTTAACGTTCCGCGCTGACAAGGCAAAGGACCAATTTGTTCTGTTGTAACGTCGTCTTCTAGCTCGTCTTTAGGAGTGGTTTCTTTAATTAAAATGACTCTGTCATTGTAAATCACATCGCTACCTCCTTGCTAGATAAAACGTGCGATTCCTCTGGCTTGCCTTTTTGTAGCCAAAGAAATAAGGGCCTGCTTATCATCTTCAGACAAGTAACTGTCTTCCCATGTAAACGCCCTTCCTTCTTCGCTGTCGGCCTTAGCGCCTTCAGAATTCAGCTTGTTAAATCGTTTGATAGCCACATCTCGAACGATGTATGCTGCATTGTTTGGAATTTCCGTAATTGATGTTTCAGAGTAGCGATTGACAAAGGCAAGGATGCGCTCTGTGCTCTCTTTGATGGTCAAATTTAGCAAGTCATCCTGCGCAGTATCGCTTACCCCTTTTAATAATTTGATTTCTTTCAAAATCTCATTCGTATCAATCGCCGTCATTAATTAGCCTCCTGGTACTGCTGCTGGTTTTTCGATAGTAGTCTCTACGACACCTTGAGGGATTTCTGCAAAGAGTACGTTAGCACCGAAGAATACAGATTCGTAAGTGAGGTTTTTCAAAGCACGGTCGCGAGCAACTGCAATCAAACCAGTTTCATCTGTAAAGTCCGCGAACAATCCGCCGAGATCTCCAGAAGCAACATTCAAGTTAGCAAACACAAGGTTCTCGATTGCTGTTGTGTAGATTTTACCTTCTGGTACGCCGTTCATGACGATGACGTTTTGCATACCCAAGAAATTTTTGAGCAAAGTCATACCGAACACGTTTGATGCATCAGCACCTACACCAGCATTTCCGAGGTATTCAGCGGCATCAACTGGATTCACAAAAGTAACGATTGGAGATCCTTCGAATTCGTTGAAAGTTGCGATTTTTGCCCATGCTTGAGCAAGCGCACCTTGCAAGCCTTTACCCTTGTTCTTTGTCGGGTTGGCTTTCAAGAAAGTGAAGAATTGTTCTTTGATTCCGTTTTGAATTTCACGCATCAAACGTGTATCAGCTTCTGTGATAGCAACAGATGCTCCATGACGAGCAATTGCTTCTGCAGATACAGAACGACGTTTCTTGAACCACGCTACTTCGTAAGCGTCTGCTTTAGCGCGCACCATTTGAGAAAGCGGAATGTCTTCCCCTTCGCCTGGGTTTGTCGCGTTTACGTCAGCAGTCCATTTGTAAGTTTGGATTTTGAGGTCGCTTGTTAGTTCTTGACGACGGCTAACACCCAGAAGAGTTAGCAAATCGTTGATATTTTTGGAAAACTTGTTAACAAAATCAATAGACTTGATTTCGCCTAAGTTAGCCATAGTAGTTAATTTTTGTTCAGCCATATTCTAGCCCTTTCTAAAAAGATTGATATTTTCGGCGATTGCAGCCTGACGTTTGTCAGTATCTTCAATTGCCATAATTTGTTCTTTCGTGATTCCCGTTGTAGTACCACGACGAGGCGCGCTTTGAACTAGTCGTTCGTTTACGCGCTTTTCAACTTCACTATCAAACACATCACGTAAAGCCGTGATTTTAGCCTTCACTTCTTCAGCAGTTGGAGCAAGCACATGTTCTAAAAACTCTTGTGGCAACCCTTCATCTGCCAAGAGCGATTGTGTCGCTAACTTCATTTCACGCTCAGCAATAACCTGCTCACGCTTTTCTAATTCAGCGATTCGTTTCGCTTCTTCTTCTCTAGCGCGTTCGTCTTTTGTCAGCTTGGCTAGTCGTTCACCTTCGCTTTTAGCCTGCTCAAGCGCTGTAGCTTGCTCAGCTTCCCACTTGGTCCGTTCAGCAGCTAACATCTTGCCGATTTCAGCACGAGTAAATGTACGTTTGTGCTCATCGCTATCTGCATTTGACTCTACATCTACTGCTTTCTCGTTCTGAGTGTCGACGGTCTCAGTTTGATCCACAGTCGTAGTAGTTCCGTTGATTTCTTCTGACATAATTGTCCTCCAGCGATTACGTCGCCACTCGATAGTCTCGTTTTACGTCCGGCGACGAAACAGTACAGCTTTTAAAGTCTTCAGCAAAGTTTGGACAACATAAAAACCGCATCGAATCCGACACGGTTTATAACAATTTATAGCAGTCTGTTCCTGCCAGTCAAGATGTTGGATCACCTCCTGGATTTAGCAATTGACTCTTTAATACCTCTGATTAATCCATCGATAGCTGCATAACCGAAAATTAACAATACAATCAGTACAATAACGCCTGCTGTGATAGATACTAAATTCCAAATAAACATTTTTTCTCCTTTCTGGACATAAGAAAAGCACCTAGATTATTCTAAGTGCTTAAGTCACGCTGCTACTATTTTCCCGATATATTCAAAGGCTTCGTTTTCCGAAATCTCTTTAAAATCAGTGAAGTCGTTGAAAAAGATTTTATTAAACCAATCAATACTGTCAACCCACTTTTTTTCGATATCAAAAACTTGCATGACACCGTCAATCAAACGAAGCGTTTGAGGATTATCCGTTGTTGTTTGGTAGTATTTAATATTTTCCATATCACTTCACCCTTTCTATATTTCTAGGAATGTCGAGTCCTTTGTTCAAATCAAGCATTTTCTTAAATAATTTCATACGTTCTTGATCGGACGTGCTTGCATCACGATATTTTTCGTAAAGTTCATGCAATGGACCATTTTTTAAGTCAAAACTTTCCTGAGTATGATACTGCATTTCAAAGTTAATGCCATATTTTTCAAGGACTGTATTCACACCTTTGTACGGCCCATTCATCAGCCAAGTATTCTTTACTTTTACAATTTTATACCCGTCTTCAATGAGACGTCGAGCCATCTCCTGGTACTCTTTCTCGAAAGTATCAGGATCGAAAATAGTTGTATATCGCAAAGCATCGTTAATTTTACTTGCAGCCTTTGATAAACTTATATTTTCAGTTTGACTATCTGTTTTGATTTTACGAGCTAGCGACTCAGATGTTTTCTTTCGGAATTCAAGACCTACCAGTTCGTTTTTACCTGCAATACGTTGCATATCGCTTGTAATCTTTGGCTCTATCTTTGAAATTCGATCCAAAAGTCGCTCGCTGTAGTACTCAGCTGTTCCATCTCTCTTACTTAGATTATACACCTCATCCGGATTATTTTCAACACTTCCATTCAATTCTTCCTCATCTGGTATCACACCAGACCGACAATTAAAATGAAAGGGCGGGGCATTCACTCCTGCCTGCATTTCATCTATCAGATATCGCTTATCCTCTGCGTGAATTCTTTTGCAGATTTCAGTTGTCCTATTGTCCAAATGAACCAATATTCGATAGTATTTCAACCCCGCATCCTTGTATCTCTGGATAGCAGAGCGATTGACAATCATAGTTCCATCTGTCCTAACAAGCGTTTCGGCTCGACTGTTGGCTACTTTGTATTTTTGCGCTAAATCTCTAGCCATTGTTCTGGGGTGTTCTCCGCGTACAAAACCAGCCTTCAGGACTTTTTTCAAATCCTTTACTAGATTGTCTGTATTGCCCCACAATTGCTGACTGTAGTTGTAGCCGTTGAATGGAGTTTTTACCAACTCTTTTAGTGCTGGCTCGTTAATTGACCCAACCCGACCACTCATAGCCTTCTTGTAGCTCATCACAGCCATCTTCTGCAAGTAACTTTCGAATTTCTCAGCAATAAGACCTCTAGCGACTCCTGCACGAAAGAACATATCTATTTGCAGAGCATCTAATCTTGTTGCTCTAGATGATGCATATTGTTCATTCAGCCTCTTAAGCAATTCTGGGTCTTTCTCAGCCTGCTCACGATACTTTCTGGCGTTCTCCCGATAATCTGACAGGTCGGTGCCTTTCAAGCGCTGTAGCGCCTCCTGATAGCTCATAGATCCATTTTCGGAATACTTGCTGACAAAGTCATAAAAGGCTTTTTGCATTTCATTAGCTTGCTCTTGATAGACCTTGTTTAATTCTCCAAAAAAATCAATATCTTTTCGGTCTAGATAACGAAAAATTTCATCCGAGCGACCTGACCAATAATCAAGATGGTTTTTGTTCGGCTTCTTGCTCATCATCGACCACCTCATCTACTGGATCTAGCCGTGGTTCAGGCTGTTCTAAGGCTTCTTGCTCCTTTAAACGTTCTAGCTCATCTGCAGCATCTACACCCGTCACTTGATTCAACAATTCGAAAACAGTCTGGTCGCTGACAATTCCGTACAATGACTTAATCATCTCAACGATTTCTTTTTCATTTTGCGGAACATTCGGACTAAAGACCACAGAAGTTTCGTTGATGAGTTCGTAAGCTGTATTTTCATTGCCTTGGATTGTCCAGATGTTCACAGCCAAGCGCAAGCGACGCATAAGACCCGCTTCAAATAAGTCTTCTTGTTGCTCTCTGTAGTTGTCGCTGGCCATGAGTTTATACTTCATCGACTCGCCAGACTGCGTACCAGCAAAGCTGTTATCAAGCGTGTCAGGCGTAAAAGTAAAACGCAAAATATCGTTGACTAAACGCTGCTTGTACGCTTCTGCTCCGTTACTATCGTACTGTTTGATTAAGTAACTCGCGTCTGGATTAGTTCCGCCCGGATTTGGATTGTCATCCAAAATAAGGACTTGAGCCTTCTTGTAAGCCTGCGACACATACAGCCGACCATTGGGATTGATTCGTCCATCTTCCAAAAAGTCATTTTCTTCTGCGCCTGTGTACGGATTCCCCTTAATCATCAAAATGGCATCGTTACTATTTTGCTGGAAATTTGCAAGCTCAGACTGTGATAAGTCGTAAGCATCTATGTTATCCAGCACAGATTCGTAAGAGCCTAAACGCTCCTCGTTATTGCTGTACTCATTGACTGGCACAGCTTTGAAGTAATGCTCTTGCTCATCTTTGAGCGCCATTTTATCGCTATTCGTAGACTTCCACTCGTAGCTGTAGATGCGATCCGCAGTATAGACTTTGATGATCGTCTTGCGTTTGCTGTCTCCATAATCAACATCGTAGTAATTTACAGCCATCAGCGAGTTTTGCTCGTATGTATCGTCATAAATGACAAAAGTCTCTTCTGGTTTTAACTTGTACAGCTTAACCCAAGCCTTGCTATCTCGATTCGTTACAGTCAAAAGTTCATAAGCACGGCCATACACACACAAGTCTTTCTTGATCGAGGAGTTATGTTTCTTCTCGTTGTTTTTGGCAGAAAAGTCTTTGATGTTGTCGAGGATTGTTTCATTTTCGTTCTTGTACTCGACCGGATTGCCCAACATGTAACCTTGTTCAAAAATGGTGATGTACTTAGCAAAGTCACTAGAAATGCGGTTGTCTGCCGCAGTCTCATCCGTTTTAGCAGGTCGATACTTGATATTGTTGTCGCCTTTGTAATAACGCTTCAACTCTTTTAGACGTGGCTGTTGTTCAGCTTTGTGACGATTCACGTAACGTTTTAACTGCTCAATCCAGTTATCGGAACCGTATTCGATGACTTCGAAGTCTTCCGTCATCATCATAAAATGCTCGTTCGATCTACTATCGAAGCGTGTGCCGTTTAAAAATTTTACTTCCAATTTTACCTCCTGAAATAATAAGATGCGTTCTTCATGCGGTCTTGTGTTGATTTTCTTTCGATGTGATATTTCTCTAAAGCATATCTAATCGCATCGATGACATGGTTATTCGCATCGATTGGCTCATTCAACCAATTGCCGTCTTTATCTTGCTTGTATATGTACGTATCAAATTCTTCTATCGTCTTTTCACAAGATGGATGGATATAGATTTTAAATTGCTTCATGAAGTCTATGCCGGCATTGATTGATCCTTTTCCCTTCACGGATGCTTGTATCCTTCTAACGCCCTTCGATCTCAACTCTGCAATCAAGCGCTGTTCTGCACTATCCGCTGTGATTTCAGCATTTAGCATATCGTTCTTGGCAATCATCTGGTAAATGTCTTCTGTGGTCATAGCATGCTCGTAATGCTCTGCATATATCCACAGTTCTTTTTTATCCAAATCAACAGCTAAACGAGGAAATGTAGTCGGGTCGTGCGTGAAACCAAAGTCAAGACCTGCAGCAGTTTCGCCTACTCGCTTAATCGTATCCTGTATATCAAAATCAAGAACGCTGTAATTTTCGAATACAAGCCCCTCAGCCACGCCCCACTCACCATCACAGACGATTCTAGCCCGTCTAGGATTCGTCTGATACAAATCCTCATATCGTTTGATATCGACGGCGTCAAGCCATTCGTTGCAACGATAAGTCGTTGTGAGCGATAGCGTATCTGCTCTCTGCGTCTCTTTATCAAAAAAGACACGTTTAAGCCAGTGTCTTTCGTTCCACGGGTTAAACGTGACTGTTATTTGTTTAAAAAAGTCAGGCGCGTCCAAGCTACCACGGATCGACTCGACGACCGTACTAAACTTATCTTCGCTTTCGATTTGATAAGCTTCTTCGAACCACGCCCAGCAGAGTATTCCCACATCTACTGTGATAGATGTGATTTTCAACTCATCGTCTAAGCCACGGAACAGTATCTTCTGCCCTGTCTCTTTGACTGTAATTTCGGGCAATGACTCATTGAATTTAAATTTGTGAGCGACCTTCAACTGATTAGCGGCCCACTTAAAATCTGTATAAGTTGATTGCTTATTTGTGTTTGAGTATCTACGTACCACAAGCAAATTCGCCCAAGGATATTTTAATATACGTACAACGAAGTTAAGAGCTGTGGTTTTCGATTTCTTTGAACCACGAGAACCTTTCACCACTCGATAGAAATTACGAGAACGCCAGAATTGACCATATCCACTGCCTACTGTCTTAGGCAAGTCGACAATAATATCATTTGGCTTAATCTGGTATGTCTGATTCATTCGCGAACACCACCGTTCCAGAAATATCAGCTTCTACCTTATCTGTCCAAAGTCTATGACGTTTTCCTAAAAGTTCGGCTGCCTTGATTCGATCTTTCGCTCCTACGTCTATATCCGTTATTTCCTGACCTAACTCTCCAATGCTTATCAAGGTCTGTTCTTGCGTTTCTCCGCGCATTACAGAAGTTAAATAACTCAGGACCTCTTCCTGAGTCGCGATCTTCTCAGACGCAAGCTGAGCCAAGCGCTCATCTATGTATTTCTTAATTTCAAGTTTTTTCAAGTTCTGCTCACCTATCTGGCCAGCCGACCTCTTAGCATAGCCAGCCTTGGCAGCAGCATCCGTTGCATTACCGCTGATGATGTACTCGTCAGCGAATCTTTGTTGTTTTAGAGTTAATTTAGCGATTTTCCATCACCACCTTTGAGACAAAATAAAAAGTCGCATGAGCGACTGAAGGGAATTTCTGGAATCGAACCAGAAGAGGCAAAGATTTTTTGAAAAAGGTTGTTTGCGAGGTAACCATGAAACACGAACATGAACATTAAAAAATACATAAGGAGATTTAAGACCTCTTAACCATTATTCCCAAAATGCGCCCTAACCGCATAGACGCGATACTGTACGAATTTCTAGATTTTATTGTTTGCGGTTATGTAAGAGAGAGCCTGAAATCGCATCAGGTTAAAATCTATCATTCTCTCCCCGGAAGTTTATTTAAATAAATTAGAATATCAAAGACCTCTTGCCAAATCTTTGATACTACTATTTTATCACTATTTCGACCTAACAATTACCGCAAAATTACCGCAAAAT